CTTGTGGATGAAGGATTGGTAGTCGGTAGGTAGGTAGTTGCTAGTCATTATTATTCTTTCCTCGTAGCTGTTTGTCTTCTTCAAGCCAGACCATTCGATCAATGTCTGCTCGGTTAATTCCAATATCCCGTAGCTCTTTGTCTGTCAACATGTTCAGTTGTTTGATAGCATTACGGTGTGACCGCCATGTAGCTAGGTAGTTTACGTATCTCCAAAACCAACTCATCTGTTGTCCCCACTTCCTTGAATAACCCCACGTTCCTTGCGGCTCTCTAGTTTCTCGATGTTGTTCTCAGCAATTTCTGTCAGGCTGTAGCCTAGATCGTTAGCTAAGTTAGCCAAGTACCACAGCACATCACCTAGTTCTTTAGCTGTCTCATGTCGGCTGAACTTGTTGTCACGTACCTGCTTCTTCACCTTCTCAGCTACCTCACCCGCCTCACCGCACAGACCCAGGGTAGGGTACAGTACTTTGTGTGTAGCTGGGTAGACAGCAAAGCTAACTGCCTTCCGTTGGTATTCCTTAAAGTTCATTACTCTTCAATCCTCTTCCATTCTTCCATCTCTTCATCAACATTTATGTAGTCATCAAAGTTAATTAGTTTCTCATCAACCAAGAACCTGACTACAAACTCTTCTGTGATTTCATTCTGCTCTAGTAGAATCATCAACCCGTAGTTTTCTACGAGTGCTATTAGTTTAGATTCGTAATCAAACATCCGTCATCAACCTCCATAGGGTATGGGCTACGATTAATATTGATTGAGTCATCGTATGCTGCGTCGAAGTTAGAGTAGTACAGTTCTACCTCGGCCCAATCACCGTCTGCCAGCAGAGCAAGACATAAATTATACCATGTACCATCGTCTAGCTCAAACGGTCCTTCGATAAACTTATGTACTTCTACTGCGGCCATTTGATCCACTCCTCTGGGATTAGTTTGTCTGCGTAAAGGAACCCATGTTTGTCACACCACATACCGTAGGTAGTCTTGGAACCTTTGTTGATCTTAGCTCTAGAGTTAGAGAATACGAAACGAATGTCAAGGTCTGGGTGCTGTTTCTTTATGAGAAGATGTTTCTTTCTATCAGCTACAACAAACCTGCCTTTACTCTCAATGATGATACCGTTGGGTAGTTCGAAGTCAGGGGTGTAAGTCCTGACCTCATTGACTTCGTACTTGATCTTAAACTCTTCGTACTTGACGGGAACTGACAGGGACTTGAGTTGCTTAGAGATACGATCCTCTAGTCCCGATCTGTAGCCATACTTAAAACCTGCACTCATGACTGAGGTACTCTTGGTTCATTGACTACATCAACTAGGTGGAGGGGGCCAGTGCTGTAGATGTAGGTACGAGCCTCAGGCCAGCACACCTTACGGAACTCACAGTAGCTACAGGTCATGTCCAGCTTAGTGTTGGGGCTAGTCTTAGACTGAGGCACTGGAGGGATACGATCCCCAGGGATAGGACCAGCCACCATCTCTTTGGTGTCCATCATCTCTTTCTCTTTAGTCTTCAACTCCTCCTCGAAGTCATAGACATCCAAGCAGATGTGTCCGTTCACCTTGTCGATAACCAGAAATGCACCAGCAGTCTTGTTGGTTACAAGGGGGTCATCCTTAGCTGCGTACACGTAGGAGGACAGCTGTGAGATGTAACCGAAGGGATCATCGTCACGCAGGTTACCTTCCTTAAATTTCTTGAAGGCGTAGGGTGAGGCAGACTTAACGTCTACTGTCATACCGTCGATAACTGCATCTCGGTGACCCTTGATACCGTGTACGTTCAGACGATCCTGCATACCCTGTACGTCATGCCCAGCTGCCTTAGCAATAGTCAGGGCAAGCTCTTCGATCATGTCACCGAAGAAGAACTTGAGCAGTGTGTTGGGTGTTAGCTTCTCTGCATCGTTAGTCTGGTTGATCTTATACCAGAGCTTACGTTGGCAGGGTGTGCCAATGGATGACAGGGATAGGTAGCCTCGTGGCTCTTGGGGTTTACTGAACCGTTGGTTGGCTACAGTTGCAATGCCATCACCCATGATCGCCCCAAGAGTACCTGTCCAACCCCCTTTACCTTCGATCACATTGTGCATGTCTTCGACTAGTGTATTAATCTTCTTGGTCATCTAGATACTCCTCTATCTCATCTATTGCTTCAGCTAATTCTGTTATAGTTTTTAAGGTGAAGACCCTAAGTTTGTCAAGCTCTAAGTGTAGGTCGTACAACTTCCAAGAAAGGTAGAGGCTGATGAGTAGTGTAGCTACAACAATGTAGTCGGTCTCAATGGTCATAAGGTTAACTCCAATCTGTAAGCACCCTCAGGTGACTGGTATGCGGCCATCAAGTCTAGCCACTGCTGGTAGCTCATATACAACATCTGATATTCACCTAAGTCTTCATCGAATTGTCTGATGTAGACAGACCCATCGTCAGCAAGGATCATCTCGACATCATTGTATCCATCCTTATCGTCCAGTGTAGTGACGATAGAAGCATCACTCTCAAACTCTACAGTATACATTACAACCACCATCCTAACTTAGCACCGTTGTGAATACAGATCATGAAGCACGTAGCTATGTGGGCTAACCACCAGAATGTCCTGATAGCTGCCACTGTGTTAGCTTGTGTGTCAGTCTCACCTACCTTCTCACCTAGAGACTTAGCCCATACCCTCCATGCTGTCTTCATGACATCAGGGCTTCCCAAGATACAGGGAACAACTCAGACATCTTCTCGTTGATTTGATCAGCTACCACACGGCTCTCGTACTGTGTGTCTGAGGCACACCGTAGCTGACACATACGAGCAAAGGCATCCAAAGACCCAGACCAGTACCACTCAGTCATAGTAGACTGTGGTAGGGCCATACGGGCTTGCTCAGGTGCTACTCCTGACTTCAATAGGGCTTTGTAAGCAGCAAGTGCATCATAGGGGCTAGATGTCACAATGGCTGCGTCTAGTGTCCCTAGCTTAACCTCACCCTCGGAACCTTGCTTCTTGTCAGCACTACGTCCACGCCATACGTCAGGCACATAGAACTCAGGTTCATCATCCACGTATCGACGAGACACCTCGTTCCAACGTAGATAGGAATGCTTAACAAGTTGCCGTGCTACAAAGATAGGGGCCTTGACGTGAAAGGATGCAAAGGCATGACCGAAGGGGCTGATATGCTTGTGCTTGGCTAAGTACTTGATAAGACGTTTATCGCCTTCCTTCAATTCATAAGTGCCAATCTGGTGGTCACTACAAACCATTTCTGACTTCTTGCCAAAGGACACCCGTGCTGCGTTGACTACTGACAGGTCACTACCCATGTGGTCGATGTATGTAGTTTCAATCATGATGCTATTCTCCTTGGTGTGGGAAGGGTAGTTAGCCCCTCCCTTTGTTGTAGTTACCAGCCCATCTCGTTGCTGTCTACTTTGTCTTCGACTGGTTTGTGCTCAGTAATCTTAACACCTGTCATTGTAGTACGGCTGTACATCTTACCGTCTCCACCCTTGAAGGTAGTGATAAGGTTAGTAACCTCAGCAGTAGAGCCATTGCCAATCAGGCCCATGTCTTCAGTCCAAGGTGAACCTTCAGCATTGGTAACTTTAGGAGCACCACCAGCCTGAGGCAGGACAGTACCGTCCTTACGTGTGACCTTGTGCTTACGTTCAAACTTAATCATCAATTCACCATCCATAAGGCGTTTCTGATTAGGCTTCTTCTGTGTACCTGCTGCCTGCAACTTGGAGTACTCATCCTTGGAAAGGATTTGTTGCAGAGTGTAAGCACCTTCGAAGGGTACGTAAGAACCCTCGTAACCTGTCATGTCTCGGTTACCTTCAAAGATTTTAGCCCACTCGACTGGACCTGAGGTTGTAACTTCTGTGTATTTAGTAGCCATTGTGTATCTCCTTATGGCGGGGTTGTTTAGTTTATATAGTTACTAGTTTAGTGGGTGTCAAGCCATGACCTGCCGATGTCTGTCGATCCTGCGAGGGGACACATCAATCCTAACTCAACACCTACAATCTCAATAGACTTACGTTGTATCTCACCTAGTCTTTCGGCCTGATCCTTCGAGCCGATGCACTCAGTCTGCCACTCATCGTGGGGCCAGGTCACCAGCTTGAAGTTAATACCCTCAGCCTTGGCATCATTGATCCATTGACGGGTAGCCCACTTCATGATGGTACTCTCACCATTCTGTAGCATACCTGCTAAGGTCTTGTGTTCACTAGGAACTTTAACCTTACGTCCATCGTAGCCACGGAAGTAACCCCGTGCTGCAATGTCAGGGACTACAGACTTCTTCAACTTACGTAGCCCAGTGATACTATCCATGAAGTTATTGACTGCGAAGGTAGCCTGTCGCATGTCTGTCTTAAGTATCTGTCCGATCTTGTTAGTGCCAGCCCCTAGTAGGAAGGCGTAGATGAATGTCTTAGCCATGTCCCGTGTGATGTGGGGTAGACCTAATGCCTTGCGGTTCAGGTTGTGGATGTCTGTTTCGTTCTCCTTCTTACCTGTGATGATAGCATCTACATACTCTTGGCTCTCCATTAGGTCAGCAAGGATGCGTAGCTGGATACCCTCAGCATCTGTACCTACAAGATAGCTACCCTTCTCTACTGTCCACAGCCCACGAAATGGTCCATCATACTTAGCCTTAACCTGTTCAACAGCTGTCTTAGGTGTGCCGTGGAACTGTGCTGGGATGTTAGCTTGGTTAGGTGCAGCATGGGATAGACGACCTGTCCAGGCCCCGATGTGATTGAACCTACCGTGGATACGTCCATCCTCACGTACACACCCAAGCCACTCAGCAAGGCTAGACCTACGGCCTTCCAGTGTGAGCCACTCAGCCAAGGCCCTACCACCTGACGGTGCATCCTCGGGTAGGGTGTTGAGGTTAGTCTCGTTGCACATCCACCCATAGAACTTGAACTTCTCTAGCTTATCAGGGTCACCATCCCCATCACGGGTGAAGGCCATGTGTCCCTTTGTCTTGTCTACTGGTGTCCATCCAGCCTCCCAGAGGCGTTCGATACGGTGCTTGGTGGACGAGGGCTTGAACTCTACGAAGTCATAGCACAGTAGCTCATCATCTACCTTACGTGTACGTTGGTACTTCTGCATTGCATCCGTCACATTCTTATACAGTGAGCCATCAGCCTTGAGGCGGTACTTGATGCGGTTCACCTCGGTCAGGACAGGCGGGAAGTCACGTTGGAACTGATGTTCTAACTCCTCCATGCGGCACAGTATCTCACCTAAGAACTCCTCAGCCTGATCCTCATCGAACTTGAAGCCGTTGTCTGACATCTCTTCACAGATGATCTGGATGTCATGCTCAAGGCGTAGTGACTTAGCCCACTCCTTGTTGAAGATGGTAGCCTTGAACTTATTGAACAGCTTGACTGTCACCTCAACGTCAAGGATGCAGTAGTCAATCATCTCCTGTGTCAGGCCACCCTCGAAGTCCTTGAACACACCCTTGAATAGGTTGAGACGTTTACCCCATGCGTCCAGTGAGTGACCACCTTGGATGTTGTAGTCCAGCATACGAGACACCACGAGGGTATCAACTACAGAACTTAGGTTGATTGTGTGTCCTAGCATACGGTTAAGGACAGGCACATCGAAGCCAATGCCGTTATGGAATACAAACTTGTCGTATTCAGAACAGTATGCCTTGAACCGTGTAGCCTCAGCCTCATCAGTGTCGAGGTGCTTGAACACATCTACTACACCAGTGTTGATGTCCTTGGCTACGACAACCCAGATGCGTGTAGCATCCAAGCTGTCAGTCTCTATGTCCATTGCTGTGATCTTCATATCTTACCTATCCTATCCGTCCAATCATCGCAGGGATCATCATGCAAACCTATCAAACTTTTCTTTGAGGGTGAAGCTGTCTCCGTCGAAGGTGAGTGATCCTGCGTGGCCTGTTGTACCTGCTGGTCGGTTCTTTGTGACGAGTAGCTTGGTTGTGTTTCGGTCATCGTCATCCTCCGACATTTTATCCCGTTCGAGTTTGACTACAACACTGGCACGTTTACCGATGGTCCGGCAGTCCCTGATCTGACCGTCATCATTCTCGTGTGCAATGGTAACGATACCTACGTTCAACTCGGAGGCCATACGTGACAGCTGCACAGACAGGGCAGACAGCCACTTCTCAATGCTCTCATCACCCTGACGTGAGTATGCAAGGTCTTGGATAGGCTCGAAGAACACATACTTCACACCACAGGCCTGACTAAAGTAACGGATGCGATTGAGTATCTCCATAGGGTCTTCGTCTACACCGATAGTAAACTGGAATAGGTTCTCCTTCTCAGTCAATTCAATCAGGGCCTGGTCTACCTCGTCAGCCATGTTAGCCTCGTCGATCAAGTCCTTGCGTGTCAGGTTCTTACCTAGCTTGTAGGATACTAAGCCCAGTAGCCCACGTTTCTTTGTCTCCTCAAGGTGACAGATAGCAATAGGCACATCACGGTGGTTAGACAGGAAATGATACTCAAGGTAACGCATGAACTCAGTCTTACCGATACCCTCAGGTGCTTGGAACACAGTCAGGTGTCCCTGCATCAGGCCCAAGGCTACCTCATCGAAGGCAGCAATACCTGTAGGCAGATACATTGCATCATCTTCTTCATGCAGGATACCGAGGAACTGTTCAGGTGTATTCCATACGTTCTGTGGTGTATACTTCTTGGCATTGTAAAAGGCAGACCGATAGGACTGACCAGCCCCGGCCTCAAGGAAATCATTGGCATCCTTATACTTGTCGTGTGGAATACGGTAGGTCTTGTTAGGGAACAGCCCAGCAATCTTATCTGCTACACCATTACCTGCATCATCATTGTCTACAGATAGGACGATCTTCTCGAAGCTGTCGAGCCACTCCTTGGCCTCACCCTGCCATAGCTTCTTGTTAGGTGATGCACTTGGCAGTGATACTACAGGATACTTCTGGCCTAGCATCTGGTAGGACGACAGTGCATCCACCTCACCCTCGGTGATGACTACAATCCTAGCTGATCCAGCATTGAACTTGTCCATACCGAATAGCTCATCACCACGGAACCCCGCCTCAGTATGGAAAGCCTTAGGCATTGACCTGATCTTACGTCCACCTGAAGGGTAGATGTAGGCTTGCTTCTTAGGCTCACCATCCTGCCCTACCAGTGTCTGCACACCGTAGAACTCCATCGTCTTTACATTTACACCACGAAACTCTCGTGTCTCTGCTGTCATTAACTCGGTTGGTGCTACACTCATAGTGTTGTATCCCTCTCTCTCTGGTAGTGGGTAACTATCCTTGGCCCACTCGGTTAATCTCATCCCACTGTGTGGGTAGTTCTTATCGCAGGCAAAGCATTTACCTGCCATCTTCTCAGTGTTGTATGCGAAGGCATCACTGCTACCACAATCCTCGAAGGGACATGGTTGGTGTGGTATTTCTACATCAGACATTTATTTCTCCCATTTGTAAAACACATGTGTTCCATACTTACCTACAGGCGTCAAGTGGTCAGCCCAATACGGGTCTACATATGTAGCATGGTAGTGATCTGCACCATGTCCGAATAGAAACTCCTCAGGTTCAGCCAACACATCAGCAGATAAATCTTTAATCTCATACCAGACCTCACGGTTCTTTGGTGTGTCCGATAGACCATCATGTGTCCATGAAAATTGTTTAGGTTGCCATACTACACCACACACATCGTCAGGGAACCTGCTGTCCTCTACTCTGTTCAGTATCACCTCTGCTACTGCAAGCTGGGCATCTACGGGTTCACTTCTAGCTTCAAAGTATAAGGCTAGTGCCATGCATGTTAGTGGTGTCATCTTAGTATCTCCTCATGTGTATACTTAAAGGGGTATGCAGCTTGGGGCGGACAAGCCCAGCATACAGCCAATTTCTAATCCGTCAACCGTAAACTTCGCAAGATGTAATAAATTCCCACAAAGATTAGATCGAACCTCGTCAAGGTAGCAATGATAAGCACTGCTGCTACTACATCACCCACAATAAACCTCGGCATGATAGGTGTCACACACCCACGCCTCCGCAGAGGCTATGTCCTCGTCACACAGAGGCACGATGCACCCGTCCCAGTCTACCCCAGCCTCAACATCAAACCGGGGCTGTGTGCCTCTCTTTCGTGACCCCTTAGCCAGCAACGTAACGATCACCTCTAGCCCACCAATTTCTACAACATACATCTTACCACTTCCCTTCTCTAACTTTCCAGTAAACCCAGCACTCGGCACAGTGTCCCTTGCCAATGATCTTGTCAATAACCCACACCATGTTGGACTTGTTATCTTTCTTCCTCTGCCAATTCCTAGCACTAAAGGTCTGGTTGCTTGCCCCTCCCAGCACTACATTTAGTAGCACTGACAAGGCGACAGAAACCCTTACAACATATCCTTTCATCTCATTCCTCCAACAAAAAGTAACGTGTATAACGTTGACCCGTGACAGGGTGTGTCTTTCGGACTGACTCAATATCGTATCCCATGCCTCGCAATTCATGCACCCGTTTAGTCAGGCTGCTAATACTGTATTCGATCAAGGCTTCCCGTACTGTCAGACCCTTGGCCGTTTGCAGATGCTTGATGATCTTGCTGTGCTGTGTGTTTGTGTTGCTCATTGTGTTAGTCCTTCCTTGATCTTATCCTTGAAGGCAGCAACTGCCTGTTCTGCTTGTTCCTTGCACTTATATAAGTTGAGGTTCAAGTCAGATGGGACGCCAGACACAAAGTCATGAAGCCGAAACCATCCTTCACCGTAGCCCTTGTTATTCTCGTAAACAGCTACACTAAAATAATCCTGCTCACCCTCAGCTACCCCAACGAATCCTGTGCAACGGTAAGCTACAGGGGTTATTTTTGTGTCGTTGATGTTAGTCATTGTGTTGTCTCCTCAGTTTGATTTGATGTGAATACTGCCTTAGCAAATCCACGGGGTGTTGCACTGCGTATATCCTTGGTCATTGCTCTAACCTCTGTGCGATCCATGACATAGCCTTGCAGATGTCATCCCACCGTTGCTCATACGTCTCTGTTCCTACAGCAGCACGTCCTTCGTGTGCTTCCTGCCATTCCCATAGTGCTTCCCATACAGTGTCCATCCACGATTCCACGTCACTGCAGACCGGGTTGGGCGTCCATGTGTTATCACTCAACCCTTCAATCAGTTTCGTTTTCATTGTCTTATTCCTCTCTGATTAGTTCCAACACCTCAAGTGCTGCCATAAGTTCATCCATGTTACCGTTCAAGGCTTCCTGTATTGCGCAATGCACAAACTCTAGGCCCTCTCTCACAATTAAAAGCTTTTGTTCATCAGTCACTATATTTACTCCAGTGTCATTGTCATTCCCACGTGGCTACTAGCCAGCTTATTTGCTACAATCCAAGCCCCTTTTCGTGTTGGATATACACAGGACTTTGTTCGGTATGGTTGCCAAGAACCCTTGCGCCTGTTCCAGATAAGTGTAGGGCCAGAGAAGTCATGTTCACGGGTTGTGATATACACTTTGTCCATTGTCTTGTCCTTTCTTAGTGTAACGGGTATGAAATGTTTGCTACGTCTTTTGACCAACAAGCCCGACAGTCACCACAGTGTCCGAAGTCTTGCTGTTTCTTTTCTGGTCGTGTCATAGCCTTGAAGGTATCCAAAGGCACAACCTCACTGTCCTTGTTTGTCCGATAGGCTAGGCATTCTTTGCCATGCACCTTGTCGCCATGCTTGTGGACTGTCGATGTATTATCATGACCAGCAACAGGCTTGTCGCCTATCATGGTTGCACTAACACGGATCACAAGGTTACTCAGTTCTTGCACGTATTGCTTTCGGTACTCCTTCACAATCTTAGCTTCACGGGTTGGCAACCAATGGCTAATTTCTGGCGTCATATCGGCACACAACACGATAGCCCTAAGCATTGCCACCGATTGCAAATCCCCACTGTCAAACCATCTGTGGTTGTGAATGCCAAGCTTATTGCAGCCCCTACGGATTTGGAAAGCTTGCATCTTAGCCCATAGTTTAGGGTTATCGTCGATAAGCTTTACCGCCTTCAAAAGGTTATCTGTCCACCCCTTGTCAACACTAGGTCTAAGCTTTTGAAGCTTCATGGCATAGCAACGGGAACACGTTGAACCTTCAACATTGATAAGCTTACTACCTACCTTGCAATGCTTTGCACTAATCGCAAACGTAGTGCTTGGCATCTTAGTGTTGCCTAGTGACACCTTGCCACTTAGTGCAACAGATTCTTTGACCGTTAGCTTTTCCATAGTATTACCCTTTCGGTTTTGGTTTATCTAGATGCACCCCTTGGGATGCACCCGATAAATCAACCCCAAATATCTATCCATTCTTTACAGTCTTTCTTGCGGGTAAAACTAATGATCCATTCTCCCTCAGAATCTAGTATTCGCCAGTCCAACCCTGCGCCGTCAGGATCATATCCATCCACAGTATAGCCTTGATATGTGTAGAGGCTTTGCCCCTTGCCGCCAATTCGTTTCATAGTCTTTCCCTTTTAGGTTTGGTTTATCTATCTTCAAACAGGATGTCATATCCCACTTGATTGATGTAACGGGATACGTCCCAGTCACTAGGGCAAGCCTGATACCCGTCACGGAATGTCGTTGCATCCTGCCCTTGCAAGCAAACGGATTCCCCGTCATGCCTGATCAAATTAATACTAAAGCCTTGGTCCAAAATATAATAAGTCATAGTCTCAATCCCGTGTTGTTCGTTTCGATGAATTAACGTTGGCATTTCCCAAATACGCTTGCACCAACTATTTTTGATTTTATTGCAATTATT